CCGCATCACAGAGTGTTGTGCGATCAATTAATGAGATTAGAGAAGGGTGAGACGGATCGTCTCATGATTTTTATATCTCCACGTTCTAGTAAATCATTAATCACATCTACATACTTTCCAGCATGGGCGCTCGGTCGTAATCCATACTGGCAAGAGATAGCAGTATCACACAGTGATGACTTAGCTACAAGGTTTGGTCGTGCTATTCGTGACATCATAAACACGGATGCATACAAAACTATATTTCCACAAATAAATATTCGTAAAGATAACAGAGCGGCAAACTCATGGGCGCTTGAACATAAGAAGAAACAAGCAGGTTCATTCCTAGCAGCTGGTTCTGGTTCAGGTATCGCAGGATTTGGTGCACACTTGGCTATCATTGATGATCCTATATCAGAACAAGATGCCTTTTCAAAAGCTAGACGTGACAGTTTAAACGCATGGTATTCTTCAGGTTTACGTACAAGACTTATGCCTGGTGGTAAAGTCGTGCTTGTTATGACAAGATGGCATGAAGTAGACCTAGCAGGTTATTTACTTGATCAACAAGACACAGCTCCTATGGCAGATAAGTGGGAAGTAGTACGTATACCTGCCTTAAATACTACCGAATCTTTAGAAACTTTAAAACCTGCGCGCAAAAAGCTAATAAAACAGGGGTATTTAACTAAAGATTTTACTACATTAAAATTAGGTGAGTCCTTTTGGCCAGAACCTGACAAAGAAAAAGGGTTTTGTTGGACAACTGCGGACATCATTAGAACTAAAAACAACACGCCCGGGTTTAAGTTCGACGCATTATACGGACAAGCTCCTTCATCAGAAGAAGGAAACATAATTAAGGCGGAATGGTGGCAGGATTGGACTAAGGATGACGCACCTGAGTGTGATTATATCATACAATCATGGGATACTGCGTTCTCAACTAGGACAACAGCCGATTATTCTGCAATAACTACGTGGGGTGTGTTCGGTGATGGTATCTCTGCCCCCAATTTATGTCTATTAGGTGCAGAAAGGGGCAGATGGGACTACCCAACGCTACGTCAAAAGGCAATTGACAAGTATGAAATGCATCAACCTGACTCAATTATCATAGAAAAGAAGGCATCGGGGCAATCTTTGATACAAGACCTGCGAATGACAGGACTTCCTATCTTTGAGTTCCAACCAGATAGGGATAAAGTAGCAAGAGTGTACGCAATTACTTCATTATTCCATAATGGTAGGATATATGCACCACATGACAGGACATGGGCACATGAAGTTATGGAAGAAACTAGAGTTTTCCCTACAGGTAACCATGATGACTACATGGATACAGTATCACAAGCTTTATTATGGATGCGTAATGGCGGTTACATAGAGCATAGTGAGAATACATGGGTTGACAAGGCAGAGCAAAGAGTATATAATAGAAAAGAAGCAGCATATAGTAAAAAACGGGGACTTTACTATTAACAAGGATACGAAATGGCAATTGAAAAACAAATAGATTTAGAAGAAGTAATATCGGGCGTACCTATGCCTGATGCTACTGAAGAAGTAGAAGTAGAATTAACAGATGAGGCAGAATTAGAAGCTGCTGATGCAATGGGTCTACTTGAAGACGAAGAAGTTTTAGAAGATGAGTTCGATGCTAACTTAGCAGAACTTATACCTGAAGAAGATTTACAATTAGTAGCAAGTGAATTAATAGATGGCTATGAACGTGATAAAGAATCACGCGGTGAATATGATAATATTGCAGAAGAAGGTGTAACTCTATTAGGATTTACAGATGAACAAGGTGATGAACCTTTTCCGGGGGCATGTGGAGCAACTCACCCTGTATTAGCACAAGCAGTTGTAAAGTTTCAAGCAAAAACATATAAAGAATTATTTCCAACCGAAGGTCCAGTACGTACACGTATTATCGGTATGGATACTATGCAAAAACAAGAACAGGCAAGTCGTGTTCGTCAATTTATGAATTGGCAAACGCAAATACAAATGCCAGAGTACGGTCCTGAATTAGATCGTTTATTATTTTATGTATCATTGTATGGTACAGCATTTAAGAAAACATATTGGGACCCAACATTACAAAGAGCACGTACAGAATATATTAAAGCTAGTGATTTTTATATAGATTACTATGCATCTGATTTAGAAACTGCAGAAAGATTTACACATAGATATGTACTCTCACAAAATGAAGTTAGAAAATTACAATTAGCAGGTATGTTCCGTGACATTGAAGTTATGGAAACTGAAATTGATGAAGACGCAGCTACAGAAACAGCAAATGAAATTGTTGGTAGAAGTCAGCCAGGTCAACTAGATGATGAAGTAGAAATTTTAGAAATACATGCTAATATAGATTTACCAGGTTTTGAAAATGAAGATGGATTAAAACTTCCATACATTGTTCACATGACCAAAGACCAGCAAGTATTATGTATACGAAGAAACTGGGATCAAGAAGATATGTTGATGAAAAAGAAAATGTACTTCACACATTATACAATGATTCCAGGTTTAGGTTTTTATGGTTATGGATATTTACATTTAATAGGCGGTCTTACTAAGACTGCTACCTCCTCTATGCGTCAGCTTATTGACGCTGGAACCTTTGCAAACTTACCAGGGGGATTCAAGGCACACGGTCTTCGTGTACTTGCCCCTGATGAGCCTATATCGCCAGGTGAATGGAGAGAAGTAAATAGTCCAGCAGGAGATTTGGCTAAGTCATTACAACCATTACCGTTTAAAGAACCATCAGGAACTTTATTTAATTTAATGCAATATGTTACTAATCTTGCAAAAGAGTTTGCCGATGCGACAGATAGTGTAGTAGAACAAGGTTCTAACTATGGTCCAGTCGGCACTACAATGGCTTTGTTAGAGCAATCTTCAAAGTTATTCAACGCTGTGCACAAACGCTTACATGCTGCTCAATCCAAAGACCTGCGTATTCTCGCTAGAATAGATAGCGAATATCTTCCAGATATGTATCCTTATGAAGTCGCAGGTGGTGCACAGCAAGTTTTCAGAGAAGACTTCAATTTAAAATCAATTGATGTTATTCCAGTATCAGATCCTAACATGCCAACAGAGGCACACAGGATTGCAAAGATAAATGCTATTATGTCTATAGCTCAACAAAACCCAGCTGCATATAACATGCAACAAATTAGTATGGAATTGTTTGCGGCTATGGGGGTAGAAGAACCTCAAAGATATTTAGCACAATCACAACAACCTATGTCAGCTAATCCTATATCAGAGAATATGGCTGCTATGAAAGGTATGCCTTTACAAGCACAGATGGATCAGAACCATGATGCACATATTGTAACTCATGGAACTATATTACGTAATCCTGCTTATAAAGAAAATCCACAACTGCAACAAATATTAATGGGTCACATAACTGAACACTTAGCTATGAAGTACCAACAAGAAATGATGCAGATGATTGACAATCCACAAATGCAACAAGCATTACTTATGGCTCAGCAACAAGGACAACCACTACCAATTGAAATTCAAAATGAAATTGCAATGATGGCAGCTAACGCTTCAGATAAAGTATTACAGTTTGATGAAGAGAAAGCTAAGATCATGGCTGGTGAAAATCCTAGTCCTGAAGAAGAAAGAATGCAATTACAGAAACAAGATCTTGCACTGCGTGCGCAGGGTGAGATGAACAGGCTTAAGATACATCAAGACAAGATGGATCTTGAAGAAACGAAACTCATGACAACGGATGAAAACGAGGATGAGGATCGTGCGCTTAGATTAAAAGAAGCGGAAATGCGTTTTGCCAGTGACATGGCAAAAGATGCTGCTAAGACAATGGACGCAGCAGTTAAAATAACTAAAATATAAGGAGTATATTATGCCAAGTCTAGCATATAAACAACCTGCGCTGCAAAGAAATAAACCAATGGATTATGCAAAACCCGCAGGTAAAGGAAAAGGAAGTTCTATGAAAAAGAAATCAGCACCTAAGAAAAAGAAACAAGGCTATAAAGATCGTAAAGACGAATCTATTGCTATGCGAGTTAAAAAGAAAAGAACTAAAAAACAACTCAAAGCAAGTAGAGATGAATCTTATGGTAAATGGGGTCATGGTACTGGCAAAGGTAAAATTAATAAAAGAAAAGCTTAATGCCTTTCAAATCGGAAAAACAAAAGCGTTATATGTACGCGAACCATCCTAAGATTGCTAAGAGATGGACGAAGAAGTATGGCGCTAATCCGATAAAGAAAAAGAAAAATGTTAAAAAGAAAAAGAGCTAACCCTGTGGCAAAAGAATTACGTACTCCTAAATATAAACAACGAACTGTTAAAAGTAAAAAAGTTTATAATAGAAAAAATAAATGAACGGACTTAAGATATCATTCGCCGTTGTGGCCTTTGTCCTCGTTCAGGGGATAGGTGTCATATGGTACGTGA